TTTGTAATTTTTCTGAAACTCTGGTACAATCTTCATAGCAGCAATCACGGCTTCATAGAGTGGTGTACCACCTAATTGCATCCAGTTTGGACGACAAGCTCTAGGTTGAGCACAACGAACCAAAGCAGAACAGGCATAAGTGAATTCGGATGCGGACATCTTGCTCGACAATAAATTCATCAATTTAAATTTATGGCAGTCTAAATCGCCATTTTTGAACTTTACAGTATAAGCATCTGTATGCTCGGATGTGAAAGCATATACTTCATAAGGAATATTTACTTTCTTACAGAACATCACCAGATTGATTAATTGCTTGACGGTGTTTTCCATGTGGTCAGACATAGAACCAGACCAATCAAGAAACATAACAAGACCATGTGATTTGCCATCAGGCAAAACTGTCATCTTCTTAAAGATATCTTCGGTAAATTTATATGCATAAACTTTGCTCAAGTTTAATTCACCAGTTTTAGCAATCGATGCACGTTTCTGCTGGTCGGCATTTTTACGCAATTCGAATTCTTTGGCCAAATAACCAACAACTTTTTTGGCATCATTACGAATTTTCATAAAAGCAACTGTATCGGTACCTGTGATATTATATTGACCTAAATCATTTTTGTATTCTGTCCATAATTGTTTGTATGGAACAACTGCCTGTTTCAAATCAATATCGTTGATATTACCATAGTAGTAATGTTTATTACTTGATTCAAATAATTTACTTTCATTTTGACGATATGTTTTATCGGTATGTGAATCTATTTGTTGACCAACAACATCACCGCCTTCGTTACTAGACGTTTCTTGGATTCTTTTTTCTTCAATCTCATCCATTGATTCATCGGCTTCAGAATTTGGTTGGCCAAATTTTTCGATGGTATCGTCATCATAATCATCCGAATCTTCGTAACCATCAGATTCAAAATCACCATCTGGATCTTCTTCGAATTCTTCTGGTGCATTTGCTTTACGCTCTTCGGCTTCTTCTTGCATATAAGCCATAACATCATATGCGAGCGCAATGACATCATCATACGATTCGGTATTTTCAATACGGTGAACTAACGATTTCTCAACATCATTAAAACGAATATTTTGTGCGGCTCCGCCTTTTGTGTAGAGATTAACACGGTCAATGAAATTCATATCATTGAGATCCACACCATTGGTGCCAAAGAAATCTTTTTCAATTAGTTCACGGTAACCACGAACAAACGAGGAACGAATACCGGGATATTTGTTTTTGATTTTTCTTTCGATACGGGAATCTTCCAGCACATTCATAATACCCATTGGTATCTTTTCTTCATGTGCCTTCATCATGCCGTCTAGGGGTGTGTATAGTGCATGGCCAACTTCATGACCTAGAAAGAGGTCGTAAAGATAACCTGAGATGTTTTTATCAAGAATAGGAACAGTCAATATACGGTTCTTTACATCAAATGCAGCCGTGTTAGTATTACGCTGTTCAATAGTCAAGTTTTCATTTGCCATTAGTTTGGCAAGTAACGATTTAGATTGAATTAGTTCCATAGATTCTCCGAGTTAATAATAGTATTATCTCATAAAAATCATCTACCGTCAAGCGGTAACTTTCATGCTGTTGTTTTTAAGCAACACCTTGTTCCGGTAAGGCTTTTAGGTAGAGTTTTCCTGCTCTATATTCCATTTCAATGGCCTGTCCTTCTTTCCAATGATTGTATTTTACAATTTCTTCAGGAAGAATCAATATACCATCACCCGTCCCATCATTGGCATCGACAATTTCCGTCAAATATGTTTTATTGGTAAAATTCTTTGCGTTTTTGGTATTCATTATGATCTTTTTCCATTCCCGATAAGACTGCCCATTTGCGAGTTACGATATCCAAGCGTTTCCACGCAGGAATTTCGTCATCATCTGCTTTGGCATCAAGCCAAATATACTGAGGATTTTCATTCATATCTATTTCCTTCATTTTTATCGAAAATTCGCTGCTCAATTGCAGCTACAAGCTCTTCGGCAAGATTCGGATTGAACTTTACCAAGAAATGAGCAACATCACCAGCTGGAATATGACGCAAATTATGCATAATTTCATCAATTCCTCTATGTATCTGTTTTTCTTCCCATTGTGCTAACATAATTTCTCACATTTCATAAAAAGTATTGCTCGGAATAATAAATTTCCCATCTTTTTTTGCTTTTCCGAGCGTTTTAAGCAATTTTAACTCAATTTCAAGTTCTTCAGCGGACAAATTTAACAAATATTCTTCATAATCGTCCCAATCTTCATCACTCCAACCTTTAGGATTCATTTTTCATCATCTTCGCATGTTGGAAATTTCTTTTGCTTCTTTATCCGTGAAAACTGGCACAGCATTTGATTTGTGCATCGTAGCCACACCTTTCATTTTATCGCCGGTATACGAAAATGGAAGTTTTTTTGTACAAGGCACAAAACCTGTATCCACGGACGCAAACCTAGGAGTTTCTCTGCCTGCAGGAATCTTAGGTGAAGGAATAGCTACGGAAATATTCTTGGATTTTGTTTTACTGAAATTGGTAGACATCGAATTAATGGATAGTAACCATTCTTCGTGTTGTACTTTTTTTGCTTTGGTGATTTTTCGTTTTTTGGATTTTGGAATATAACCGTAAATTAACATAGAATTCTCCGTGACTGAAGAACCATTGTACTACGGAAATAAGTGTATGTCAATAGATGTGTTGTATGGAAACAACATCAATACCAATACCTTTATTTGAAACGGCAGCATACCTACTTATACTAAAAATAATTAAAAATTTAGGTAATATTACTCTTTCTTACCTTGTGAAATTTCGAGTTCTTCGAAATTCTCATCTTCCCAATGTTTCATCTGCTTCTTCACTTCTGAATGTTCACCCCTGCGTCTTTTACTATGTAAAAAGTTTTTGGCGTAAATGTAATCATCATTATAGTCTTGGTTCTTACGGAACTTACCTACAAATTTGGTCACTTGTAATCTCCTATTTCATGGTTTCAAACGTTATGCCTTTTATTTTAGTTTCCGGCATATTATGCATATCCTCTTGTGATATGTAAGTTATATCAGCATTAGGATAACAAATCTTTATAATTTTGAGAAGTTGGCAGACTGTGCCATCTGAATCATTGAATGTAAATACTTCGTCAACATATTTTAAGCTTTTAATAATTTCTCTGCGTGTTTCATAAGTTTGTACAAAACCTCCGAGTGCCCACATCATCCACCAATCAGTATGGACGCCGACAATAAGGTGGTCGCCCCGATGGTGACATTTTTTAATATAATTTAATTCTTCAATGGATAGGGGATCAAAAGCACCGCAAATAACGACAATTCTATCTTTTTCGTACATTTAAGGTAGTAGGTCTGGAAAAGCTTCCTTTACAAATTTATAATCTAGACCCCTTACACCTAAATCTTTACTTAGAATACCAATCACAACTTCGGCTTCACGGGGTTCTAATCTTTCTAACAATTGCAACAACAATTCTTTTCGTTTATCTGCAGTTAACTTTTCTGCATTAGGATGTCCTTTTTGGAACAAATATAATTTACGTAATTCAACTGATAATTGTGTTCCAGAAAGTCCAGGCAAAACATCCGTTGGCACTTCATACCCATCAGGCATTTCAGTTATTAACCATTCATTATTTGGATGAAAGGCCAATTCAAGTACCTGTACCAATGTGGTTGACAGATTTTTTTCAATTACTGCCATTCTGTCCTTTTTAGATGAAACCATTTCAAATTCATCAAATACTTCAAATATACTTTTCATCAAAATTCCTCTATTACTTCCATTAAGTTTTTTAGCTTGTGTTCAATAAAATAATTCAACAACTTACCTTTAGCAGGTTTTGTTTCTTCATAGGTATTTATAATTTTTGCTTTGATTTCTGTGGGAATGAAAGTCAAATCAATTAAAGATTGATTACGAGCAAAGTTGGTTTGGTCGGTTTCACTATACTTCTCCACATGTTCATCTAGGTACTTATCTAATGTTTTCTGTGTGATTGGTTTCTGACGGAGGTCACGGACAAAGCAATCGGAAGGCGAAAAGATGTTGGGTATGCCATCACCTTTATCTCCACGAATAATCTTCTCCTTGAGTTCCAATTTAGGGTTCTCTGATTTCACAAATTTCTTTTGTGATGGATTGTATTGTTTTACA